CAAATCACATTTATGAGGTGGTTTAAACAATTTATTTGTATCCTCATATTCAGACTTATCTATAGTATTCATCCAAATAAGTTTATCTGTAAAAAAGAAACTTCTATATCCAGGCAATGGGGCAATGAAACATGATATACTGATTGGGTCTAATTCTGCAAGTTTACGCATACGTAGTGCCTGTCGTTCTCTTCCCTGTTGTGAGAAATCCCAATCGTTATAAGTTCCTCTTACTACATTAGCATCCCAACATGGTATCATAAAATGTTTAGAAAGTCTAGTCCCTAACCAAGTTTTTCCTGAGCCTGGTAAACCCATAATCAATATTTTATACATATTTTTCCTGTAACTCCGAAGCGTCCCAATAGGATTTTCTTACTCTACCTACTTGAGAACAAAATTTCTTACAATCTGTTAAACAAGAATCATCCCCCCATGATGATTGTAGTTGCTCGTAAAATTCATTTTTCATAATTTCATCAAATGTTTTGTGTACTAAAGAATTAGTTTTATCTTCATTATATTCTTTGTACCACATTTGTTCTTTTCCATTCTTAAATTTATTTGGGATATAACAACAAGGCCACACCCTTTTTAAGAAGTCAACATAGAATATATTTTTTTCTTGATATCTGCATGTAATATTATATGTATCTGGAATATTAGAAGTTCTTCTTTTTTCCATAGATTCTAAAATACCACTTTTACCCCTATGCACCCACATTTGATCCATATTATTTTTTCTATTAGTGTCAACAGTAATAAACTGCCAAAATCCCATATCTTCTGCTAAGGCCCTTGCATCTTCTATTTGATGTTGATTATGTTTAAAAATAATCATTCTCCACATCGCCTTACCCCCAGCATCTATAAATGCCTTTGCATTTTCCATAATTTTATTAAAGTCTGCACCCACTCTATAATTTTGTAAAGATTTATTTCCTACACCATCTATAGAAAAGAATACCATACTTCTCTTATCTTCTGAAAATAACTTACCTAATTTTTTCCAATATTCTGGCGTTCTAATCGAACCATTTGTATGTACTTGAACAGAACTGTCAGTATCATATCTGATCCATTTACATATCTCCAGAAATTCCTTACTAGCAAGGGGTTCTGAAACATTACCACTAAATCTTATCACTCGTATAGGATGTTTTATATTATTATATGCAACCTTAAATGTCATAAGATTAGTATCTATAGTATTAAGTCTATCTATTTTCCATTGTATTTTACCATCTACAATCTCATTTCTTACGCATTGTGGACACATTAAATTACATATATTATTTAATTCCCAATTAACATCTAATGTTTTTTCAGTATTAAACAAGAAACGACTCCAAACTACTAGTACCATATTTATCGGCAACTTTATTCACATTGGACTTATTATGCTTTACACTATCTCCCCTATGTTCATAGGGCATACTTTCTGTCAATTCATATTTCGTTTCGCCTGGTCGTTTAATCTTCCATTGTAAATCACCATCCTTTGGATAATTAATATTCCAATCGCAAGTAGATTGTTTCAGATACCTACGATCCTTCTTTGTCATAGGAAGGATATATCGAAATTGTTTTCCCCATACTCTACTGAAACCTAATTCACCCATCTTTGCATCATTAGGACGGGGCCCATATTTTGTATCCATTCGATTCATTTCTTTTTTCATCTTACGTTGGATAGTACGGAAATGAACCTTCTCTCCTGTTTCTGAAACATATACATCACTCCATATGAAACCACCATATAGAAAGTTTGCTGCTTGATATACATAGCCTGGTTTACCGACTATTCCATCTGCCCAAGTGTAAAGGTATTTTCGTTCTGGTGTGTTCTCTTTCATCCATTTCACTGTGCAACTTATCATTTGAGATTCCGAATTACGTGGCATTTTCTCATCCATGCACATTTTACCTATCTCATAATAATCATTAGTAGTCAACTCTGGAAACATTTTTTTAATTGTTCCCATTGGATTTGTACCCCAACCTAATGTAAGAATACCTACTAATTCATCATCAACATAAGTTCCTAACCAATGTTTGGTTAGTTTGGGCATTACAGCACTATAATGTCGTTCTTGAACAAATAATGTTGCGACCCGCCAGTCTACGGGCATTACTCTCACTGTCGAAAATTCTCCATTAAATTGATATTATCAAGTTTCTTTTTTAATTCAATTTGACTACGGTTTTGAAAATCTCTAGCTCGTTTTAAATATTCCAAATATTTTTCAACAGCTGCTATGGTATCCCCTATTGAACCACCACCTGTATTACAAGGTTTACAAGACCACCCCCTAAATGAGAATAAATTTTCTGGAACCATATTATCTAGATCAGTTGATATTTCGTGGTCATGGTCAGGCACAAACCCATGTGTTCCATTCACTCCTTCTGGAATGTTACTTTGATTTTCGTAAGAAGGACGTTCACATGCTTCACACGGTTCACCCCAATCTGGTGGTGTTATAAAAGGTTTAATAGATGACTTTAAAAATCTTAGTTCTGTATTATACTCACTTTTACATTCTGAACATAGAGAGTTAACTTTTGTTCTTTTTTTGTCAGGCGGCGCATCTTCGGGTATACGATAATAACCAAACTCTATATTATCTTTATGTTTTTTACATCTACTGCATTGAGATCTTCCTTCTGGTATTGAATGTGTATCACCCTTTCTTGCGTAACTTCTCATAATTCTAAATCCTGAGCTTCATTATATAAAGATTTCATTGTAGTTTTAAGTCGTTTCTTTGATAAAGTAACATCTAACTCATCTATATATTTTTCAAGAAGAGTTAAAGTATCTTCTGTATTTTCTACAATATCATCAGAAACATTCTCTGCATCTAATTCTGAAAAATCTTCAATAATCTTAACTTCATATGCATCTACTTTTAATAATCTATCTACAAATTGATCAAAACCATACAAATCTTTTTTGTTAACAACAATTAATTTTACATACTGCTCTTTATATTCGTCTACAGAAACTTCTGTATAATCTTTATCACTATCATCGTAAAATATCTTTCTAAACAATCTGTGAGGATTTACAATACGTTCTAATTCTCTAGTTTCTGTATCGAAAATATGGAACCCCTTTGTATCATCTGCATCATTCCAGAAAATTTCATATGGAGTCCCTAGATAAAATATTTGTCCATCATCAGACTTATGATGGAAATGACCAGAGAATACAGTATCAAACCTTCTAAACTGAGATTTGTCATAACTGCCTTCTGCTGGATGTCCCTTATACATCTCAAAACCATTAATTTCTAGATGTCCCATAATAACTTCTGACTTAGAAGATTTCAATGCCTTCATAGATGCATTATAATTATTTGCATTTATCCAAGGAATGAATAAAATATCTAATCCGTCAAAATTAACAACCGTTGGGTCAATATAAACATTTCCTTTTACTAATTCTTCCATAGAATTTATTTCACTGGTATTCTTATAATAGGTATCATGATTTCCTACAATTATATGTAAATCTATACCTAATTCTTCAAACCTCTCAATGAATTTTTTACGAAAGTCTGTTGCTGTTTTATAAGAAACAAACTTACGCCTATCCATAACATCGCCTAGGTGGATTACCGTAGTGATTTTATCTTCTATTAATTTCGGGAAAAATACTCCGTCATAAAATTTAAAGAAATAGTCGCTAACATTTTGATTATCATTTCTCGCACCAAAATGTGTGTCCGTAATTAATCCGATTTTCAATCATCTGCCTCCATAAAATTCTCCAACCCTTTAGTAGTACTTTTAGTTTCTTTCTTTTTTGGTTTGTACACATCTTCTTCTGGTAACATAACGCTAGGGTCAAAGCCTCCTACAGAATATGCGTTCATGTCATCACCTTCCATAACAGTATATGACATAAATTCATTTTTCTCAATCATTTTATTTTTTACGTGAGATTGTTTCTTTTCTTTAGCAATCCTTCTAAGAAATGCATAATAAATTATTTGCGTAAAATAAGCAAATGGATTACTAGACTTTTCTGGATTAAAATTATTAACATATTGTAAACAATTTTCAATACCATCAGAAATCATTTCCTCACGGTATGTATAATTAATAAAGTTGGGGCGATAAGATAAATGTGTTGCAATTTTAAGGAAACATTCACCAATATAATTTGTTACTGGAAGGTCTTCTTTTTTACATTTTTCTTTCCACTCTACTAATGCTTGTAAGAATTTTTTATTATCAACATAGTGAACGCCTTTTTTTCTTGCCATTAGTGCAAAGTCCTTTCACCAATTTGAGAACTCATTTGTTCTCTCATTTTTGGTATATCTCCAGCAACTATTTCCAATACACCTTCTATGTCCTCATCTTTGAGAACTACAGTATACATTTGAATTGCTATTTTCATCATACTTCCTGATAAAGCAAAAAGTATTGATTGATCTGTTGGGCCGACATGTTTATTAACAATAGCCCATAATTCTTTATTCATTAGTTTCAATTGATCTTCGTCCATTAAATCACTCCTAAACTTACTAAAGTATAAACATACTGACCATAAAAGTCAAGGGACAAAAGGGACTTGACTTAAAGAAATTTTACAGATATAATAACTATGTTATTCGTTAATGAATTGTATCATCCGTATCCATTTCTTCGAGCAATTCATCATATATCTCATCATTTGTAGGGTCATCAATTTCCAATTTTGAGTGAACTTCTTCTAATTGTTTGCCTGGTTCTGGGGCGTCATCTATTTTTTGCAAAACGTATTTATAGTATTGTGTTAACCCTACTGAAGCTTCGGCCATAGTTACCACTTGATTTTTATCTATAGTGAAAACTCTTTGTTCACTAAAGGGTTGCATCCACCTACTTAAATTTAATGATTCAGCCATACCTTTAGGCGTCATATGAGTTATCAAATCCATCCTTAAAGGAAATGATATATTAACTGTAAGATCATCAGATGGCTCAATATTTCCTATGATATTTTCGCCGTTGGTAAGTTTGACTATCTGTATTTCTGTTTGAAAAGAATATCCTTCATTCATTTTAACCTTACCTTGCTAATTTCGTAATCGAATTGTTCCTCATTATAAATATTTAGTCGTTCTGCGAAGTGTGTTAACGTAAAGTTCTGCATATCATTGTAAGTTAAGTCATCTGCAATATCATATACTAAAACTGAATCTTTAGTTGATGATGTACGCAACCCTCTTCCGATTGATTGAAGCACTCTGATTTTTGATTTACTTGGACTGGCGAGCACGATGTTGTTAATATTCCTAATGTTAATACCAGTACTAAAAGTGCCAAAGGAAGCAAGAGTGGTGGAATGTTTCGATCCATCCACAATTTCTCTAATTGCTTCTCTTTTTTCCGTTTCTGTTCCTCCATAAACAAAGAAAACTTTTTCATCATCTTTTAACCTTTCATATAGAACTTTGCCGTGTTTTTCTACTAATTGAAACAAACATAGAGTATTGCCATTAAGATGGCGTAATAAATCAATGACGAAATCCAAACGTCCTTCTTTTTGGACAATGTAATCAATTTCTTGAGCATATGTCATTCTTCCTCTTATGTTCTTATGTTTTAATAGTATACACTTTATTTTCAATTTTGCTAAGGTACTATTATCCATTAACTCCTTAGTTGATATAATTTTTTTAGCTGTTCCAAACAAACCTTCTAACACTAATCTATGAGTTTCAGTACCATCTAATGTTCCTGTAAGACCGAATCTATATTTGGTATTATGCATTTTTGTCATTATACCTGTAAGAGATTTTGCTTTAAAGAAGTGTGCTTCATCCCCAATTACACATCCAAATTGTTCAAAATATTTTTTTGGCATCTTGTAGATAGACTGCCAAGTAGATATAACTACATCCTTGGTTACTTTTGTAGTATACCCCTGATATACTTTTTGGCAGTATGTGCCTGGCGACCATCCGTAATCTTCAAAATCAGAGTACATCTGTTCAACCAATGATGTAGTGGGAACTAGAATTAAAGTTTTATTTCCTGCCATTTGGTAATAACGAACAAGAGTATATATTACCAGTGACTTACCAGAAGCAGTAGGACTAACAAGCAGAGCCCTATTTCTAGACAAGGCGTGCTGAACAGCCTCCACCTGATACGGTCTAATCTTGAGAGACTTTCCTTTCGATTTGGGTTTGAGACTTTTGATGTAATTTCTAACATCCTTACCCACAACATTCCGCTCATCTTCTACTCCTTCTTCTATAACATATTCGTAATTATTTCTTTCACAGAATTTTATAACATATTGTAACAGACCTAGATAGATTTGTCCAGTACTTGGTGAAAATAATCTTATTTTACCGTCCCATATACGATTCTTGTATGTGGGCATAAACTTTGCGCCTGGAACATCAAAGGTAAAAAACTCTGATAATTCTTGACTAATAGATGGTTCTATGTCAAGTATTTTCAGATATACTTCATTTTTTTTGGATATACGCATTTTGTAATGTTTTAGGTTCACCGTAATGACCATTCACCAGTATATTCCATGATACACTTATTCTTTCTTCTTCATTAGTTTTAACCCAATGTTGTAACCATGATGGAAAAATAAAACCTTTTCCAGTTACCGAATTAAATTGCATCATGCTAGAATTATATTTGTTATTTGTTTTTCGTCTAGGAACTAAAACTCCTGATTGGACTCTTGGATCAAAAAATTGTATAGGTGCTGTATCCCCCTCAGCTTTTAAATAGTATACACCAGATAAAAAATTATTGCTATGGGTGTGTGGAGGATGGTTAGCACCGCCCCGCATAATATTACCCCACATATTAGTAATAGTGAGTCCTTCATACTCATATCCTAAACTAGTTAATATAGTTTTATTTATTGAAAGAATATTATCTCTAAATGTAGAAAAGAAGGATAATACATGAAGGTCGTCACATGTTTGATATAAATCAACATCCTCTCTACCTTGTTCAATATAGTTAATCATATTACTTTCTTCATAACGGTCAAGTCCAAGGTCAAATTCATGAATTATTGTTGGAAATAATAGATGTTCTTTTACTTCTACTTCCTTTTCCCATCTAATTACATCAGCCATGAAACTATACTCCATCTACTTCCTTTTGTTACTTCTTCTGCTTTATGTGGAAACATAAAGTTAGAAGGAAATATTATAGCAGAACCTTTCTTCGGTAGGAACCATTTATCAGCAACCCAAAATTTACCACCCTCATAATCATCATTCAAATATAGTAGGACAGTTGCTTGTGGAAATCCATAAACTTGTCCATGACTGTGATGTATATTGTCACAGTGTTGCGACATGAATCCTCCTACTTCATACCTATTTATTCTAAAATCTGTCATACGTTGTACACTGAATAAGGGAAATTCTTCGGAATATAATTTGATTGTGTATTCTATTGATTTTTTAATATCATCATATAGAATATTTCCATTACGTACCCAAGCCTCTTTCATCCGTACTCTTTCTTCACTGTTTATTTTTTCAGTATGATTGGAGTAAGTAGAAGGTTGATAATTTAAATGACTATATGGTGGTTGGGTTATACTATCACAAATTTTAGGACATACGTTTTGATAATATTTTATATACCCTGTTATATCCATCCCAACATCATCCTAGTTTCTTCTGGCACCATTTCCATACTAAAAGGTGGGTCAAAAGTTGTTACTATCTGTACACTTCGCACTCCCTCTACATATCCTGCTTGTCTAATATCATTGACAATTTCATCTGCAAAGGGACAAAATGCACTAGTCAAAGTATGAGTAATAGTTACTTCATACCCTTCTTCATTAATATCAATATTATATATTAAACCTAAATCATATAAACTTGCAGATGGTATTTCTGGATCATATACGTTTTTTAGATTTTCTATAATTACTTCTCTATCTATCATACCATACCCGCCTCGAATTTTTTCCATTCTGTGGCATTACGAATATCCCATCCACGATTATCAATGGATTTAAGCACACCGTCAATATACTTAACTAACATTTCATAGTAACTTATTTTTGTTTGTATTTCTAGGATTTCATCATCAGATTGGATATACATATGAAGGTCACTCTTCAGTACCTTAATGTCAAAGGGCTTTGCAGCATAGACTTTGGCTTCTGCTTTACCTCCGTAATACTCCCATTTTTCTCGAAACATCTTTTGATGATCCGCTTTACGCATAATAAGAAGTTGCTCATATCTAGTCCTATATTCTAACCATTTTGATTTTATATGTTGGTTTTTGAAAGATTCTGAATCCAATCTTTCTTGATTCGATATTGCAAGGTCTTCTCTTGCCTCTTTTTGTAACTCTTCTAGCGTCATAATAAAACTCTCAAAATGAGCAGGGATGGATAATAACTCTCTTTTCTCTATATTGTCCTAAGACTTAGATTATGAAAATTGTTAAAGTTTATCGTATCTGCTCTAATTTATTTATAATACATTAAACTCGTAAATCTGATAAGCAAATGTTGCACTAACAGTTAAATAATCTACATCAGTTGCTTGTTGGGTGTATCCTAATCCACCTAATGCTACAGGATATGCATTATGAAAAGATATTTCCAAAATTGGATTATTCTTATTAGAAAGAATTGTCATATACATATCAGAAAATAATGCATTTGCTGGTGTTGCTTGTTGAACATCTCCGATATCCCTACTTGTTCCACGAGTCTCAGTAGGAGTATTCGATTTATTTGATCTGAAATCTCTAAACTGTTTTCTATCTGAAGGAAAACCAATACTTGTCATCCATTCATGTATGGTCAAATAATTTTCTAGATATTCATCTACTATAAATTCAATGGTAACATTATCATACGTTAAAGTATCACCCATAACTGGAATTGTTTTAAATGGTGTTGGAAATATTGCATCCCCCAAATTAATGCCAGGCACATTTGCGGCAACAGTAAAGAACTCTACCTTGGGTAATTGGTGAATACCAAATTTAAATTGGGTAGGACTTGCATAATCCAATTTATCTGGTTGTCGGTCTAAAGCCCTTGATTCTGCCATGTGTTATTCTCCTATCCTTATTTATACGACAACAACAATGCCATTCTGACTAACAATCCATTCTTTATTTGTTGAAAATATTTTGCTCTAGGATCTTTATCAAACCATGTTGGAATTTCCTCATTGCGAGGAAAGGGGTGCATAACAATACAATCTGTAGGTAGTTGTTCTACCATTGATTCTGTCATTTGATAAGATCCAACACTGCCACGTTCTTTTTGCACTCTAGTAAAATAGTATACATCTGATTTAGGTAAAAATTCTACATTATATGTATCAATCAGACTTATATTATTACTTCTTTCTAATGCCTTAGAAAGTGAATGTACAGTTCTACCATTTTTAATATCACCGATAAATGTGACTTTTAAATTTTTAAGTCTACCGAATGTTTCATAAATTGTATACAAATCTAATAGAGTTTGTGTTGGATGTTCACCTTTACCATCTCCAGCATTTATAATAGGAACGGTACTTACCTCTGCTGCCTTTTGTGCATCACCATCATTTCTACTTCTTAAAACAATAATGTCACTATAGTTTCCCATAGTGACAATTGTATCTTTTAGATTTTCCCCCTTTGCAACACTACTGTAATTTACATCATTGATGGATATAACATTACCACCAAGTTTATACATTGCTGCGGCAAAAGAGGATGATGTTCTTGTAGAGGGTTCATAAAATAGATTAGTAAGGATTTTATCTTGCATATAATATTTAAATTGATTCAAGTTATCCTTAATATCTTTTACACGATAAAAAAGAATTTCAATTTCTTCTTTTGTAAAATTAGAAATAGAAATTAAATGTTTCATTTGGTTTATTTATGTTAAAAAAAAGGGGAGAACCGAAGTCCTCCCCAAGTTTCGCAATTCCCTTATTTTACATAAGGTTAGTAACTTTAACTCGGCGATACCAAGCATTAGTATTTGCATCAAGAGATGCATCGGAGTTAACCGTGTCACCAGCTGCAACTGCACCAGCAGCGGCAAATGGGTTAGCGGCAAGACCGTAACGGGTCTTAAATCCGATTTTTGGTTGGAAACTGGACTCACCAACCGCACGAACCATCTGTAGTGGCACGTATGGGCAGTAGAAGAAACCAGCATCGTAAGGTGAAGTACCTTTATAACCACAAACATAGTACTGTGAAGCAGCTACGTTGGCGGAATACGGATCAACATAAACCTTGAAACGACCATTCATAACACCAGCAAAGGTGGTAGAAGTATCATCAACATTCAAGTTGTTGTTAAGGGCAGGAGTGTAATCAAGAACACCAGCCATTTGAAGTGCGGAAGCAACATCAGCAGAGCAGATGATCATGTTACCTTTACCCCTACGGGTCTGATGTCCAATCGCATTGGCATCACGTTCAATAGCGAACATGAGACCTTTGAATTTTTCAACTGACCAACGTCCGTTGGAGTCGGTATCCAAATCGAAAATACCAGCAGTAGTCGTATTTACCTGAGCACCTTTAACAGCAGTCACGTAAAGTGAACGAACTACCTCACGGTTGATTTCTGCAAGAATTTCTGAACTAAGAATATTCGCAAGTTCAGTCTCAGCATCAAGACCATGAATTGCTTTCAAGTCCTGTGCAAGTTCCATCGTGTACTCGGCTTTGAGGGCACGTGAAACGGCAGTAACCGTGGATTTTTCGATTGAGAACGCCATTTCGGCGAAGGCGTTAGTAGCAGAGTCACCCAATGCTTCAGCTTGAGCAGTAGTCATACCAGTAGCACTTACATACGTACCAGCAGAAGGACTGTCATTAAGAACAGCTGGGTTGGTCTCTGTTGCACCAACGTCACCACCACCGACTGTGCCGGCAGCGTTCTGGTTAGAAATGTCGGGCATTGACTCGTCCATAAGAGCCTCTGCACCGTCCTGTGAAGTGAATGAGGAGCGCATTGCAAAGATAAGTCCAGTAGGACCTGTCATTGGTTGCACACCACAAACGTCATATGCAATGAGATTAGGCATTGCACGGCGAACCAAGGAAATTAGGATTGGATCCCAAGTATCCATTTGTCCACCAGACATAGCGTTAACAGGAGCAGCTTCAGTAAGGTACTGAGCATCTTCCCTTAATGCTTTCTCTTGGTTTTCGAGGATAAGAGTAGTAACAGCTCGCTTATAAGAATCCTCAATCTTAGGTAGATCGGGGTGTTCTAGGACTGGCTGCCACTTTTCCTGTAGATGTTCTGTTTGAAACATTGTTGTTTCTCCTTTACTTATTATTACATCTATTTATAAAAATTATTAACTAGCACGTGCCTTGTTACGAGAAATTGCACTCATGTAAGATTGCATGGATACACTCGTATCAATGTCCTGTGCGGAGCCATCAGTTTCATCATCTGAATCACTAACTTCTGGACGTTGTTTTGGAAAATAACTCTCTTTAAGAGTGTTTAACTTCTCTTTAAAAGAATCTTCATTCTTAAATTCAACATCCTGTGTAAGTGATTTAAACTTTTCAACTTCAGTATCGGCTAAATCCTCGGCAACCTCAGATATAACCTGTTCCCTTACTAGACTGTTGTTGGATTCTTTGATTTCGATGTTTTTTGAAATCTCATCATTCAATTTTGTTTCTAGTTCAGAAATCTTTTCGGATTGAGCTTCCAGAACGTCATACTTCTCATCTGGAACGTCAATATAATGATCTTCAAACAATTGCTGTAGACCTGAAATAAAGTCCTCTGCGATCTCACCCTTGAGTCCTCTCTCAATTGCAAGTTCGTTCTCTTTAGTCCACTCTTCAACAACATAGTTGAGATACGTGTCCACTTTCTCAGTTAACTCATCTTTGAAAGTGTCCATTTCCGTTTGTTTTTCTACTGCAACATCCTCATGAATACGTTCTACTTCAGTACGTACCCTTGATTTAACAGCAGCTTCAAAGATCGTTGCGGCTTTCTCTTTAAAATCTTCGGAGAGAGAATCGTCACCACTCATTAAAGCATTAACATCTTCTGCAACGTCAATATCTTTAATTCGTTTTTCAACTTCTTCTTTCTTCGCAGCTTCGATAGCTTCTTGATCTCTAATTTCGTCCTCATCTTCATCGTCCTCTTCACTGAGATTTTCAAAAGCAGCATACATTTTCTTAACTGCTGTTGCACTCATTTTTTCAAAGACTGCAAGATGATCCGCCTTAGTTCTTGGCGCTTCAGAAATATTCTCTTGACCTTCCTCTGGTTCCACATCATCACCAGCTGCGATATGATCGGCAGTCGGTGCTGAAGCTTTCTTACGAGGATGGACATTCTTCCCTTGAGCAGGCGCACCTTTAACTGAGGTGTCCTCCTTTGAACGCTTACTGTTCATTTTCTCATCGGGTTCAGAATCTTTCTGTTGAGCATCACCAGAAACTTCCTTAGCCTTAGCGGCTACGGCTTTAGCGGGAGCGCTCGACTGTTCACCGTCTACCACAGCGGCACCAGTGTCCTGTCGTTCTCCCTCTACTTTAGAACCTTTTTCAGAAGGCAATGCACCCTTTTTTGGTTTCATTGCATCGGAAGCTTCCTCAAGTTCGTCATTTGACTCCTCAAGTTCAGCAATTACTTCTGCTTCAAGTTCCTCAATAGTTTTGTCTAGTTCATTGTCAGACATAGGGATTTCTCCTTTACTACGTTTATTAGTTTATTTATAAATTACAACATTTTGAGGAATTTGGCGAACTCCAAAGCTTCTTGATTCGCCTTTCTTTGACGCTTTTTAACATCAAATTTCTGTTTTAGTTCCGCAACATGGGCTTCTACGATGTTTCCATTGTTCCAAACCCACTCTTTTCCTTCCATAATACCCTCTACAAAGGCATTAGGTGCGGAAGGATCTGCAACAATATCAGCAGCAGTTGCGAGATAAAAATCATCTTTTACGTAATTAGCACCGTTTCTTGACTCCAAACTTCCCATTCCTCTAGAAGAAACGCCTAATTTTGCACCCTCATCCATTAAATTTTTAACAATATTACCCATTGGGGTGCTCATAATCTTCGCTTCACCGATAAAATTCTTTCCATCGGGATATAAATCAGTAATCATGTGTGAAACTCTTTCCAAATTGACAGTCGGGCCGTCTGGATGTCCAAGTTCCCCAAATGCTCTATTTTCTTTAATAAAATTCTTATTGTATTTTGCAACCTCTTTTTGGAGTACTTCTTGTGGATATACACGACCATTGCGGTTCTTTATATCCGCTTGCATAAAAACACCCTTGATTTTGTAGTTTTTCTTACCATCTTTCTCTTCGGTAATATATTCTACTTCTTCTACGGCTTCTGAAATAAGTTTTAATGTTTGCATCTTTTTAATCCCATATCTTATACTTAATTGGTTGTTTTTTCTTAGAATTGAATACAAAATCCCTTAAATGGTGTTTTTTACGGTCGGTTCCTGTATTATGGAAACCAATTCCCATTAAAAGCAGAGGTTTTTCATCTAAATCTGCAATTCTTTGTACATCCTTTGCATCAAAACACTGACAACATCCTGTTCGGTATCCCAATAATGATGCAGTCAGATTTAGATAACCAGCTGCGATTCCTATTGCAACTTGTCTATCTCTCTCCAACTCTTTTAATTTTTTTTCATCCCACTCACCACTTTTAATAAAACTAAGTGTAGCGGCATTTCTATGCAAATCACCTTTCAAATCATTAGTAAAATCATAATTTTCAAAAATTACTAAAAGGTTTGCGAGTGTTTGAGGATTTGTTTCATATCCTACAGGGTCACCCCTTTTCCTTTTAGTACTAAATCCTTCCGTATGTTTATGAATTTCTTCAATAACATCACGGTCTTGTAAAAAATGTACCTTGTAAAACGCAATATTCTGTTTACTAGGGCAGTTTGTTACCGAATGTAATAAAGTTTTTATATCATCCTTCGGTATTTGCTTAGTCAAATCCCAATTTCGTTGGGTATGTTGGCTTCTAACTACTGCCTTTTCTATTTCAGTGTGCGTATACATGATACTAGGTTATATTATCCCAACCAGATACCTTTTTCATACGTAACCAAATGGTTCCCACAGAAGCAGATCCATTAGTTAGAGCAACGTCACCCGATACTCCACTACCACCATTATTTGGAATTGATGGTACTCCATCTCCAAATCCGACTTTACCGCTTCCATTTAATGAAAGTGCAACAACATTACTCGTAGCATCCCATTCTATATCTGTTTGAGAACTAACCGACCATGCAACACCAGTAATAGTTGTTCTAGGATCAGTTGAGGCACCCTCAGCACCAGATGCGTCAAAAATACTAGCAGAACTATTAGTACTAGTAGTTGTAATCTTCATAAAATATTCAAAATCACTATCTACAATTTCTTGTACTGAAACCGCCATTGGTTAACTCCTATATTGATAACATTTCTTTCTCAAAATAACTCATAAGTTGTTTCTCAGGAACTTTGAATTTTTTTGATACTTCTCGTATAGTTTTCTCGAAACTATTTAGGAAATCTGAAGGTTTGGCATCCATTTTTTTGAAAATATCATCCACGGCATTCCGCATTTTAGGAGATAATTTCTTATATCCCTTAGATTTGCGGTGCTCATCCTTCTCTACTACTGTAGTTTCGTATAATTCTTCAAAGTGAATCATTCTTCTTCTTTCGTATCGTCCATTTCTTTACGTATTTGGACAAAGGTTTTTGCAACCTCTCCACGTTTAAGTTCTAATGCATTACCCACTTTATCTACCATTGCAGTTGTAAATGCATCTTTGGCACCAATGTTATCGCCATCGGCAACTTTATCTACAAATTCTCTACTCATTTTTTCTTTCCTTTTTTCTTCACAATGAAGTCTGAATCAATCTCTTGGTCATCGACTTCTGGTTCATCATCGTCATCCGATTTTCCGAATGGATTACCACCATTACTATCTGGATCATCTGGAATACCATCTTGTGCTGGATCTTCGTAGTCAGGCATATCTGTCGGTTTAATAACCTTTCCATCACCATCTTGTGGATAACGAGTAATACCATCACCACCATCTGGCATTTCAATACCACCATCTTCAACATCCATTTCGTTTTCACTTTTGATTTGATCTTGCATTTTAGCAACTTCACCATCATTCATACGTAATACTTTCTCCCAAACATATTGTTTACTGAAGAATGTACCCATATATGATTGTATGGTATCCATAGTTTCTAATCTTTCTCTCAGAAGTTCTGCTTCTTTCAACTCAGTGAAATGTCCGTCCATTAAGAAATCATACTGAAGATGTTCTTTTATTTCTGGCCAATCATCTTGTGCAATAATACCCTTCAGAAGTAATTGTGTTTTAAGTATATCAGTGAATAAAGGTATAAACTTTTTTCGTATTCTTTGTACAAACTTAGTGAATTTAAGTTCATCTCTTGTAATTTCTGTTGATCGTCCAAGATTAAATCCAGACTCAGATTCTAACCTAGAGATTGGTACATTAAGAGAACGATACAGTTTTCTTTGGAAATATTGAATATCATCTATTTCTCCCAAATTCTGTCCGCCAGGCAGAGTAGTAATCTCCGTTCCTCTACCGCCTTCACGCCTTGGAAGCCAGAAATCCTCAAGCATCGACATATGATTTCGATCATCTCTTATCTCTCCAGTTGACGCATCATAAACCATTTTGTTACGATACCTGTTCATTACATCTTTTAAATATTGTTCTGCTTTGACCTTTGGTAAATTACCAACATCTATGTAAAAAATACGCCTTTCTGGAGCCCGTGAGATACGATAGATTACAAGAGAATCTTCAATCATTCGTAATTGATTTACAGGTTTAATTGCTTTATGTAAATAAGATAAAACTCGA